TATAATCAAATTATAAATCAATCCTTCATGTGGTCTTGTTCTTGGATATTCTTTCAAATATGATTTGCACGCATCGGTTATTTCGTCCTGTGTAAAATTTTGCAAAGTATCCATCCAACCCAAAAGAATATCTCTCTTTACAAGATCATCTTGTGGCAATTGAAAATATCTTCCCATCAAGGCTTGTGCCTTTACAGCAATCCATGCACGATGCTTAGTTAGATCATCTTCCGAAAGGGTGTCTTTATATAAAATAATATTAGTCATTTCTTGCCCTCGCTATATCATTAACAATATTTCTAAAGCTTGCGTCAATATTGGAATGATCCTCAATATCATCATTCCAACGCTCTTGATTTAGCCATGTAGAAAGATGTGGTATAAATTTTTTATCTGAATTTTTTATAGATGAAATATATGCTCTAAGGCAACTTGATAATTCTCCAACATTTATCTTTTTACATGATTTTGTCCAAGCTTGCTTTGCTGCCCCTTTTCCAACACGCTTTGGATACAATAACCACATTTCTTCGAATATCTTTTCCCAGAATATATTTTGTTCATTTACAAGATTATTACTTACATGGTTATGGGTATGCAATTTTTGCGGAGTCTCCCCTGCAATTTTTTCACTACCCCCCTGCAAATCTTGCATAGGGTTCATCATTAATAAATATTCATTAGATGTTTGCGATCCGTTTGGTCTATGCCGTGGAATTTTCCTTATTAATGATTTTTCTTGTAATTCATCAAGCTTTGAATGAACTGTTCGAACAGACATTTCGCAATCTCTTGCAAGTAAATTAATGCTTGGAAAACATCCATTATCAGGATTGTGCCTATCTGCTAAATGCAGCAACACAATCTTAGTTGATGGTCTCAGCCCCTTGATTTGCCAAGCCCAGTTTGTTGCGATATGTGACATTTAATCTCCTTTCCATATTCTCTATTGTCATACTGAGAAAAAATATGTAAAGGTGTTCTCAGTATATAAGGTTCGCATCTCAATATACTATATGACAAATTGCTTTTTTGCAATTTCTTATATTGCCTTAAGCCCATCTGTCTTAATAGCAGATGGGTTTTTTTATGGATAGTCATTAAAATATTTTGATAACTTTTCCAAAGTAGTTGAAGATGGATTTCCATCATTTTTCCTTATTCTTGATAACGACATAAAAGTAAGCCCACATTTCTCAGCTACAATTGCAAGTCTTCGATCTTGAAGCTTGCTCCGTACCTGATCAGCTGTAAGCATTTTAAAATCAGTCTCTTCCATATTTTGTTACTTTCTTTAATTTATGCTTTACAATGATTAAACTTTTCTTTAATTAAAGTAAATAGGCAATATAGGAAAATAATTATGAAAGTAAAATATACATCACCAGTTATAATTCAATTATTTATTTCTCAAGCAATACTTGAGCATCAGCGTTGGCTTACAAAGCTTTTAGAAAATAAAGATATTACTTTTGAAGAATTAAAACGCAGAGAGTTTCCAATGGATGCTCATAAAGTATTAGACGAAGCAATCAATAAAGCATTTGACGTAAATGGTATTGACGCAAAAATAGATGCAGAAAAATACTTAGAAGCAAATCCCCTTAAAAAATTACATATTGATAAAGTAAATGGGGTAGCAAATGAAAATTGATAGTGGATTGATTACATTAGTATCAGAGCAATTAGACGATCATAAAGATGATCTTGAAGCGTTTTGGGATACCCTAGACGGAGAAACAGATATTCTTGATTTCGTAGGCACAATTCTTGAGAGGCTTATGGAAACAGAAAGTCAAATAGAGGCTATTGATCTTCTAATAAACAAATATCTTGCAAGAAAAAGCGGTCTTGCAAAACGTAAAGATGATTTAAAAGACTCTTTACACAAAATTATGAAATGGACAGGGCAAAAGAAAATACCCCATGCCATTGCAACAGTATCAATCAGAAAAGGAGTAAATGTAGTAAATATAATTAATCAGGAAGTAATACCTTCCCAACTTTGCAAGGTGTCCGTTACACCTGATAAAACAGAAATCAAAAAACAATTACAAGCAGGGGTCAAGATTGACGGTGCTGAATTAGTAAAAACCTCTGAAACTATATCAATAAGGATGAAATAATGAAACAAGATGCAATCAGTGCTTTTATCAAAGCACAAAGCGAATTGGGTGCAGCAATCAAAAATGCAAAAAACCCTTTCTTAAAAAATAAATATGCAGATATTAACGCGATACAAGATGCTGTGTTTCCTGTTTTCCATGCCCATGGGTTTGCAATAATCCAAGAGGGCGGTGCAGATGAATTTGGTCAATATCTTGAGACAAAGCTTATACACCTCTCAGAGCAGGTCTTTTCAAGCAAGGTGTATCTAGAGTTCAAAAAGGCTGATATGCAATCTCTAGGAGGTGCTATGACGTATGCACGACGATATGGGCTTATATCTTTAACTGGCGTTCCTGTTCAAGATGATGACGGCAATACTGCTAATGGTGAGCAGCATATGAAGATAAAACAAGCTGTATCCCAATCTCAAAAAAATAGAAAACCTCAAGATCAACAAAAATTATTAGAGCGTGGTGAAAATCTTACTAGAGCATTAAAATCATGTACTGCAGAACAGCTTATAGGATTTGCAACAGAAGCCAGTACACTTATTGAAAAAATCAGAGAATTTGATTTTGCTACAGCAGATGATCTAGATCATGTATATAAAGAGCGTGAAGCAGAGTTAGGATTGGGATAATGAAAAATATTGTTATATCAGGAAATGTTGGTTCTAATGCAGAACTAAGAACTACTCAAAATGGTGATGATGTTTGCTCTTTCAATGTCGCTGTCTCGGATAGGCGACGACAAGAAACAATTTGGTTTACTGTATCATATTGGGGAAAGGCAGGAAAAGCTGTCTGTGATTACATACAAAAGGGATCAAGCATTACGGTATCTGGTGATCTTTTTACAAAAGAATATAATAATAAAACATATCTTAATGTAAATGCTCATACTGTTACTTTAGGAAAGCGTTCTTTAGAAACGTTAGCAAAAGAAGAACCTGAGACTCAAGAATTACAAGATGACGAAATTCCATTTTGAGTGAAAAACCAAGCATATTAGTTCGGCTCAATGATAAGGGTGAATTTGAACCTGTTAGTTCATTTGATGCCGAACAGCTTGCTCAATGTTCTCGCGGTCAAGTATTCACAGTAAAAGCAAATAATGAGCGTTCTATGGAACATCATAGAATGTATTGGTCAATATTATCGTCTGTTGTAAAAGCAACTGGCAGATGGGCAACTGTGGATCATTTGCATCGTGATTTAAAAATGGCGTGTGGATATTACCAAACTGTTGCTAGTGAAATGGGTGGTGTGTATTATTTACCTGACTCAATAGCTATGAAGAAAATGGATCAAAAAGAGTTTAACGTATATTTTGAACACGCAATGGAAAAGTTATCAGAAACTATAGGATACGATCCAATAGAGGCGTTACATCAATGATACAAATAGGAAATAGCACAGAATATAAAGAACCAATAATAAGGTCATATCATGGGAGACTTCTAAGAAATTATGAATTTGGTTTTGACCAATATTCTAGATTACCTAATTGGTTTGAAATTACTATCCAACCATTTAAGCAAAGAGAAAATTTTATTGTTTTCAATGACACTGATACAGTAAAATTAATTCATGGAATTATTGATGCTTCAAACAAAGAAACCTGTAAAATGATGATTCGTAATTTTAAACATAGATTAAACGAGATTGAGAATGACCAATCTAGCCAAAAGACCCCCATTAGGTCTTAAGTTTAAAGAAAAGAAAACTGATCCGAAATATTTGGATTATGTTCGATCATTGCCTTGTATTATATGCAAAACATTCCATGAGCCACAAAACAGTGTTACAACAGCACATCATCCGATCCATGAGAGATTTAGTACAGGGAAAAGACCTGATGCAGATGCTATTCCATTATGTGAAGGACACCATCAAGGTTTATGGGATCAATCAAAAATAGCAATCCACAAAGAACCACAGCTTTGGAAAATTAAGTATGGATATGATTATCAGTATATTGATGTAATAAGGAATAAGTATCCTTCCAATTTGTAACAGGAAAGCGTTGTGATTTTTGCAATCTGTTAGCTAATGGGAAATCATTTCCTCTTCTGTCCATTTTATCACCAAAAAATTTAACTTCTTCTTTATTAATATATTTTAACAGGGAAGCTTTCCCTGCGTGACTATGGGTAATATCAATTCCTGTTTCCCCTGCTACTCTTGCTTTAATATTATTAAAACGATTGTTAAATTTTTTTGCAATATTTTGCCGTTCATTAGTAGCAATATCCCAAGCAATATAATGACGCCTTTGTTCTGGCGTTGCATTCCGTCCAAGTACACTAAAATTGCACATACCAATACGATCATCGAAGTGGTATCCAGTGCGGTATGGAAAAGAACTGTCTCTTACAAAATTTTCTAAATATCTTTTTGCAGATGGTTTCAAAATCCAACGGCCTTTAAATATTGTTTTCCCTTTGTGGACAATATGCTCTCCATTGCAAGCGAATAACCATTCTGCTTTGGAAACTAAATCCGCACTCAATTGAAAAATAATTGATTGCATTTCCGCGCCAGTAATAATCGCACAAGAATTGTTTTCAAAAAACTGCATCAAAAATTTTTTAAATCCAACATCAATTTTACAAGAACTTTCGGTAAGAGTTCCATCCATATCAAAAACAAAAGTCATCTATGCGGCCTCATCCCATTGAACCTTAATATTAAGATGCGGTATCTGCCCAATATCAGTATATTTTTTAAAACCCGAAATATGCCAAACCTGAGAGTCATCTAAATAAACAATTTTATTACATCCATCTAAAGCGGCTTTAATAATGTTATCAATATCGGGTCTTGATGGGGTAATTACACCTGCTTGTGCTTCTAATATCCTTTTACGACTATAGGATTTTGGTATTTCCATTACTGCTTCAACAATAACGCTGCATCGACGATTACTAGCATTTAATTTTTGTGATGCCATTTGCACCCAAGCCGCTTGTTGAATTTTCTTTTCGTATTCTTTTGTTTCTTTTGGAGTATATGCTATGCCTTTGGCAGTAAAGCGTGGACGCCCTTTCCCCTTTGGTTGACCATCAATACGAATCTTAACAGTTTGAATAGACATACCTAGTGAATTAATTCGTTTTGCAATTCTTTGTCAAGCTGATCAATGTCAACTATATAAGTACCATCATCATCTAATATAACAATGATGTTAGTTCCATTACCATTTCTTTCCGAGTAAATGATTGGAATAATGTTTATTGAACGATTTCTAATATCTCGATTTTGTAAAATATGAGGAAGGTAATAACACAAGTCCTCGAAAGAAACATCCTCTCCCCTTGCTACAGCAATTGAAGTATCTTGTATGTTATCACATTCCTCACACATTTTATTCTCCCCTAAAGTTTTGCACCGAAGTGCTATTGCGATTTTCCCGTTTTACATATCTTTTTTGCCACCCGAAAAGAAGATTTACTTCTTCTGGCATAACAATCAAATGATATTGATTTGTAGTATTTACCATCTTACTTTCTTTTGGGAAAATTTGTATTGCATCACATTCAGTTCCACAAAGTCTATTTTTAATTGTTTGCATATCTTGCCAGTTATTTACAGGTCTCCTGTCTAGGCGTCGAATTGAAAGCCAAGTACATTTGCCTTTAAGTTGTGGATCATGAATGAGATCGTCTGCCGCTTCATTGCGATAGACCAGAATGATGTAAATATCATTTTGCCAAGTTTCTTGAATATATTCTTTCATCAGCCTTATCTTTACATCTTGAAAAGTAAGACGAGCATAAGACTCTGGAAAATCATGCATCAGTTGCTTGGCTTGTTCTTCCAACCTTTCTTGGGTTGGCAAGCGAGTGACAAGCTGAAGCTTGCCACCCTTCGGATTAACTTCTTTAGCAGACATCGTTCATTTTCCTTGCATGGTCTAAAACTCTTGCGCGTTCTGTAGAAGAAAGCAAAGCAATAGTATTCAAAACCTTTATAGCTTGTTGTCGAACTTGCTCTTTTGTGAAGTTATATTGTTTCGGCTTTTTATTAGCCTCTTTGAGAAAATCCTCAAGTTGCGGATTTCTCTTTTTGAGTTTCTCAATTTGATCTTTTGTAAGATCATCTGGAGTTAAATAAGATTTTTTCATTCGCACCTCTTTCTCTTATTTATATATATAACATAGCGTATTCCAAACCGATTGTCAAGCATTATTGTTACCTATTTTAAAAAAGATTTTAGCTTAATTAAAAATAATCTAAAAATAATTAACAAAGGGGGTTGACAGGCCTATTCCTATATGGCACTATGAATTATAGCAAAAAGGAGGTGCGAAAAATTGCTAGATAAAATTGAAAATGAAATTATCGCAAAGGATGAAAGCGGTGTTTGCATTATTATTAATGAAAAAAGCAAAAATCCAATTTATCTTTTCGGTGACAGCATTGCATTAAAAAGAATGTTAGATGTTAATGCTTCTTTCGATCTTGAAAAAGAACCGAATGATAATGCAACTGATTATTTGTTCAATGAATTTCGAAATTGGCAAAAACGGATAAATAAAAATATTGAAGAACGCGGAGCATTTGGCGGCGTTTATAAAATTAAATTGTAATGGGTAGCCCTTCGGGGCTGCTTTCTTTTTTAACAGAGGTGCGAATTATGAAGATATATTCAGACGAGGGAACATTCACATTAGATTGGAACCCTGCAAAATATAAAACTAAAGCAGGTGCAGCAAAAGGTCTTTACAAGGCTCTTTGCGATTTTGCTTCGAAAATCGGCATGGACCCTAAATGGGAGGTGTGGATCAAAAACCCAAAGGAATCACTTGCTCACGGATACGTTGGGGAAGCATGGCACGTTTCTTGGGAAAGCGGACCTTTCGAATGGGCAATAAATGTTTTTGCCTCTGCCGATTGGGGTCACTGCGAAACCTATTGGGGTTTCGATTTGGCTTTTTACGATTAGAGGTACTCATGGATATTTGGAAAGTAAGTATGCTCACAGGAGAAAAGAACTGCATGGACTTGCCGATAACCGTTGAGCAAATAACTGAATGGGAAGATGGTGAACTGATACAGAATGTAATGGCTCACCTTAATGATGAACAGAGAGAGTTCCTAATGACAGGGATTACTCCATTAGAATGGTCACAGCATTTTGGAGGTAATGATGACTGAAAATGAATTTCTAGATTACTTGGAAAGCGTTAAAACAGGAGCAAGAGATTGTCTTGCTTCTAAGTTTCTTTATCACATTCGAAACAATCCAACTGTTTATAATTACTTTGAAGAGTTTGCTTTTGATATGATACGGAAGCAACCAGAGCGCGGTTCGGCTTGGATGGTCGCAAACAGGGTTAGATGGGAAACTAGCTTTTCCAACGATCATATTCAAGAAACTGCATTTAAGGTTACTAATAATTTTATCGCTTTATATGCACGATTATTTATGTCCAGACATCGACAGCATGAAGGATACTTTCGAATTAAAAATATGAAAGCGATTGTTGGTCTTTAACTTCATGTTAAATAAATTAAAATTGTTGTTAAAATAATTAAAAAAGGTGTTGACATGGTTAGCACCTTTTGCTACTTTATGTATAGGCAATAAAGGAATTTTTAAATGGCAATCAAAATTTACAATATCAAATTTCAATTCTTCCATTCTTGGAGAGACGAATTTGTAGAAGAAATTGTTTGGGGAAGATCAATAAATGAAGCTAAACAAAAAGCAGGGGTTATTGCTCAACGATTTGGCGATGGATGGTTTGACGTTATCAAGATAACTGATCCAGTTAGCGGATCAAATCTTACACCATCAGAACATCTTGAAGGGTGGAGATAATGGACAGACAAGATTACTGGATAGCTTTCCTCTTTGCAATCGCAATGGGGTTAGCTGTTTATTTTATGGATAGTTTCTTTGTAATACATTGAGGTGCGAAATGAACCTATTAACAAGCTTAGATAAAATTTATGATTTTTATTCGTATATACTTAATTCTCCAAATCCAACAGAGAAAATGAGTAACTTCAAATATAAAGAAGAAAATAAAGATTTGGATTTTAATACAATTGTTCGATTGCTTGAACTCATGCAATTAACAGTCGATGCAATGAGTGACGAAAATAATTTGAAAATTGAAATTGATAACAGCACAGCATGGGATGCGTTAGACCTCATTGAAGATGCTATTACATCTACTGAGGTAGGTGATCCGATTGATACTGATTGGTTACCTCAAAGCCCTGTTACATTTATTAAATATGTAAATTATAAAAAGACCGATAGGGAAACGCTTGATGAATATGATCAGCTTCATGCATCGGATAATCATATACGCGATAATCTGATGTATATGGTTATTGATACTGAAAAAGCTAATTTAAAATCTGATTACGAATTTGAATTACATTCGATACATCCACAAATGCCGCCAGTATTAATATTTGAATTTAGCAAATCAAACGGCAAAATAAATTGTACTCAAAAAGATGACAATCAGATTGCACGAGTATTGCATGAATTACATTATAGCGTACCCCATTGGGTAAATGGTGATATGGAATTTTTCTGGAAATTTCTATCTACATTTAGCTTGATCAATGAGCCGCGACTTACAATCATGACAGATGTAGCAACCCGACAAATAAGAAAGTCTGCCGCAAAAAAAGGATTGAAGATTGACAAATCATGGTCAAAAATTTCTTGGAATGTCGGAGACAATATTAAAAACAAAATACTAGCTTCTGACCCTAAATATTCTTTACCGCTTCATTTTCGCAGGGGTCATTGGAAACGAGCAAATGAAACTGATCCCAAATCTGTTAGACGAGAGCGATCAAAAGACAAATCATTGTGGTGGACTTGGATTGATGGATATTGGGCAGGTCACCCTGCGTTTGGATTTAAGAAACATTTTTATACACCAAAAAGGAAAGGCAATGGATCATAAATACGAAAAAGTTCTTTCCGAATATAGACGAGCAAAACGCGAAATGAAAATTTCCAAAATCAAAATGTATGCAGACTCAGGATTTACCTTAAATGCTACTTCTGAAATTCTTCAAATCAATCCTGTTCAACTGAGAACATTTTGTTACAACAATGAAATTCAATTTAGAAAGGCACATAATGGAAAAAAAACAACTATCAGAAAATGACAAAGCTTTTCTAAGGTTTCTAAAACAAGAAGTTGATTACTGGGAAAAAGAAAGATGGCGTGAAGGATCAAGTCCAAATGCAACGAATAATTATTATGAAGCTAAAGAAGAATTGAGAGATTATAGAAGTGAACTTAGAAAAAAGGGTCATAAGATATGAATTACATAGAAGCTTTTAAAAAGAAATTTTCTCGTATGCCAACGGAAAAAGAAATCGCTATTTTGATGGAAGCTGTAGCAAATCAAGAACAAACTAAATTTCAAAACAAATCTTTGAAATATCGACACAATGGATTTATCGAAAATCGTTATAAGGGAAATCGTGGGGAGACATAGGAGAACCTCCCCTGCAAAACAATATTCAAAGAGGAGAAAAGATACAATGCTAAAATATTATACAATCATGGTTTTAAGCTTTTTTATTGAGGGAGAGGAAACTAAATATCATTTAGTTTTTCCAAGCTATGATACTTGCTCAGAAAACAAGGCTAAAATACGAGATACCTTTGTTCCATTCGCATCACACAAAGATGTTCACGTTTATTGCAAAGGAACAGATGTTGCCTCTAATGAACTGGTGAAGCCAAAGATTCGTCCTGATACGCTTTATCAGTAAATTGTTCTGGCTTTAAACCTGCCATAGATACTAGCCTTGTTAATTCACGCCTTCCTAAATCAGTAAGTTCAAGGCTATTATCATAATAAGAAACAAAACCATTTTCCGTCAAATCATTCAGAATTGTATCATATGGACGACGACCACAAACAAAAGCAATTAGACCGCCTAATCTTACTAATTGTCTTTGGGAAAGCTTACCTGTGTATGCAATTGAGGTTTTCATCTTAACCATTCATAAATTTTGTAAGTTTCTTCTTTTCTATGTTTTAAACCGTTGTAACCGCCATTGATGCGTTTTGTGAGTGCTTTGATGGTTTCATCATTTACCCCTTCATCACAAATGTTCCAAAGTTTATTTCGTTTGAAAAACCAAATTGCGCTTTCCATTGGATAATCACTGGAAACCAGATCAGGATCGGACATTATCTCTGGTAAATTCATATCCGCACAAAATTGATCGTAATTGTTTTTGCCTGTGACTTGCAGAAAGCCTCTACCACGCCACAAATAGCCTTGACCCTCATTACCCATCCGACTGCCGTAAACCTTATCAGCAAGCGCCTGAGGGTTTCTAGCACACTGCTCTGCATCACTTTGAGTCTTAAAATACTTTCCAAATACTTTTAGGATTGCTTCTGTCGAATAATTTAAATTTTCTTCAGTATATTTAAATGTTCCAGACTCATGAACAAGTTGTCCTAAAAAATGTGATCCACGTTCTGCATTAAGTACATAATGATTGCAAATTGCTCTTGCGGTATTAGGACCAAAAGAACCATCTGCATTTGTGCCTATTTTTTCTTGTAACTTTTTAAGAGATTTTGACATATTTTTTCCTTCGATCTATGAGTTCTTGTAAATCTTTTTTCTTAGACCCACCATCATATTTCCAAGCATAACCTTCATCAATTAATTGTTGATTTATTGAATATGAAGTAGCAAATTTATTGTTAAAAAATTCACCTAACATTCTGCCAAATTTTCCATCTTTTTCTGTTTTTACTATAAGATCATCGGCTGCATTTAATAGTTCGGAAAGATATGCTTTTGCTTCATAACCCATATGTTTTTCTGCTAAATCTTTGGTTCTGCTTTCTGGCGTATCAATACCTGCCAATCGAACACGTTCCAATTTTGTAAGATCAAAACCTAAATCAATTGTAACATCAACAGTATCACCATCTATAACTCTAACGATTTCTTTTATTTTATAGGTATACATTAATTTTCAACTTCTTTTGATCCACATACTCGCTCGTAAACCATATCGTCTATATAAGCTTCTGCCCATTTATTTTCAGTGAATGTACAGAATACCCACAAATCATTTACATCATCATTTAAAATATCTATGATGTCTTGTTGCGCTGATACTTGGCCTTGAAGATGCTCAATATCATGCACGATATTGCTTATGTACCAAACTAAACCAACTAATTGCACAGCCATAGCAAAAACTAATGCTACTGGTATTTTTAAATCTGACATTATTTTCTCCCAAAAAACTTTGTTGCTGATCTTACACCAAATGACGCGGCTACGATTACGCCAAGAGTATATTGATACCAATCAGGCATGGTTTCTAAAGCTGCAAATCCGTTTGCTGTAATATCTCTGCCCCAATCCCCACAGAAACTTAGGACCAATGGAATACTGAACAAACCAACTAACCATTCGTCCTTGAGAGAGTTCTGCGAACCTTGTGCCATGATGCGTTCCCAATCAGCAACGCTTGTTTCTTTTGACAGCATAATTTTTGCTTTTGCTTCTGCCTCTGTTAATTTTAATTTTGCATCAGCCGCTTGCTTTTGAGTTTTTGCATTAAGCCAACCACCTGCTAACTCTGCAATAGGACCAATTAATGTCTGTAACATTATTCATTCTCCATTTGTATGCTTGATTTTTTCGGCTCTGCCTTTGCAGAATAAGCATTAAAACCCATAAATGCAGCTACAACACCAGACGCAGCAATTACATAAACGGATGCAATATCTGTAATAAGACTTGCAGCTTTATCAAATCCAAGAACAGAAGCTAATAAAATTATGAATGGATATATTAACATCCCTGCTAATGCGAAACCAGTAAATCTTCTTTCTGCATTTCTTTTTAAATCGCGGTCTGCTATTTCCAATCTACGATCTTCTAACGCCAGAGCGTTCCATTCTTTTCGTTGAATAACACCATCACCATTTATATCCGCTTTATCAAATTCTGTCATTTTTGTAATCTCGCAAAAGCTGTAGCTATCTTCTTGTCTCGAGTAATTATAACTATTTTACCATTCTTGTCATATACTATATATTTTCCGCGCCATTCTTTGAGTTTCACCGTTCTATTTTGATACAAACAACCTTTGAATTTTGATTTGTAACAAGCACTTTTGCTTTTGATAAAGCAGCTTTGCAAGCCTCTTCACTAGAATGACTACCAACATGATAATGATCGAACGTACCACTAATGACTTGCAACCATAATAAAATCCACATTTACCAACGTCCTTGTCGACTTCCCCAAAGATAAAAAATAAAAAATATTACTCCTGCACCGATAGCAAAAATTACTGCTCCAATCGCAAAGTTAATTATATTATCAATCTGTTGTTGTTTTCGGTAAACTTCATCTCTTCGTCTTTTTCTCATTTGCGCCTCAATTTGGAGCAATTCTTCGTAGCCACTTTTGCCGTAGTGCCAAGTGATTAGCTCCTTCATTTCTAAGCGCATAGCCTCTAAGCGTTTTTTTTGTGCAAAAATTTCCAGAGCGTTTTCCTCATCTGAACCTCTAAAAGTTTTTTTCCAAAACGGAGGATTGAGTTCTCTTTGTTCACAATTTTGAAAATCGCTAAATGCTTTTCCCCATTCATTTAACTGACCTGCACAATCCGCGAGATCACGGCCAGCTGAAACAGTTGCCTTGATTGCCTTAAATGCTCCTGTTGCTAGACCAACGCATGAAATAGGATCAATCATCTAAATACCTACTTTGAAAGCAACCTCTGGATGTCACGCCTCATTTCTTTTTGATCATTACGCATTTCATCCAAAAGTTTGTTAGTAATATCATTTTGATGTTTAAGTAATTTTATTTCTGATTTGTTGGTCAAAATATTATTCATTAACCACCAAATACCTGCAAGCATGGCTGTAGAAATAGCAATTACATATCCCATATATTGATCAAACAATCTCATATTATCCCAAATCATCTAATATTTTTATTCTAAAGTAGGTTGAATTAGGGAAAGTCTCAATCACACCAGATGCAAAAGTAACTGTAAACTCACCCCTAAATACACCTTCATTAGCTGTATCCGCAGTTACCCAATTGTATCTTATTCTGCCTGTGTCTTCATCAGTTATTGTACATGATCCATTTGTTACTACTAAATTATCATCCAAATCAGCCATATTAAAAACAACCGTTGCGCCTGTGAGATCGACAGCCGTTCCATTAGCGTCTTTCAATGTTGCCGTAAGAAAGGGTGCGGTATCACCTTTTTTAATTGTAAATGCCATTTTTACTCCTAACTGACGGAATTAATACCGTCATTATCAATGTCTACACCATTTATACTATCATCTGCTTCAACTGCATTTGGAACAGCTGTTCCTGCATTAACTCGCCCTGCCAATCCAATATCATAAACAAGTATTGGAATATCTGGTGTTCCGCTTTCTGTATTCTGGGCAGTAAGACCAATCCTAATTATTGCAGCAGGGGATTGAACAACTGGATTTGCGGTAACAACAGATGAAGCAATTACCTCACCCTCTGGAATTGAAGGGAATATATTATTTGGTAACAAAGGTGTGCCAGAAACAACACTTACAGCAATAAGGGTTTCTGCTTCAGACATTGTCACTTGATCTATAAGTGGACTTGCTGTCGTTACACTAATCGGTGTCAAATCATGATTTTGAGTGATAGCGATTGAGGCAACATTTGGAGAGGAAGATGCAATGCTATCTAAAACAAATGTCTCATCTTCTGCCATATTTATAGACGAAACGATTGGTGACCCAGTTTCAATTATCGAAGCTGTTAGAACATTTGTATGAACAATTGAAACAGTTGGTACAACGACATTACCTGTTTCAATATTGCTTGTTGAAAGCGGAACAACAATTGTCAAATCAAGCGACTCAACAACTGGTGCAGATGTTTCAATATTTGAACAAGTTAAATTATGAACCTGAGTGATTGTAGGGGAAGCAACGCTCGGTGTAGATGCTGTTACTGAGGAAGCTGTAATTGATTGTGCAGATGTAAATGTTGGGCTTCCAACTTGCGGCTCACCTGCATCAAGATCGGCTGTAGTGAGCGTCTCAAATTCTGCCATATTAGCATTATTTGCAACTGGCGATCCTGATAAAATATTTGAGGCTGTTAAGGAATGATCTTGAATTAATGGCTGTGAACCAACTTCTGACGCTCCAGATACAACAGAAGATGCGACAAGAGTTTCATCTTCTGTCATTCCAATAGACGCAACAACAGGATTCCCTGATGTTATGGAATTTGCCGTAAGGCTTGTTGAAAGCGTAAAATTTAATGTTGGAACAGACGGAACACCTATCGTAACAGACGGTGTTGTGAATGTTTCATCCTCACCCATATTGATTGTAGGCGCACTGAGAGAGCCAGAAACAACGCTTTGAGGTGTGAGGTCATGTTTTTGCGTTAAAGCAGTAGAAGCGGCTTGTGGTGGCGCACAGGCTACATTTGAACAGGTTAATGCGTGTTCTGATACAATAGATGTACTTGCAACCACAGATTCGCTTGTAACTAATGAATTTGCGGTAAGAACATAAATAATACTTGCTGCGCTTGACTGAACAACTGGCGTTCCAGAAACAACGGATGTTGCTGTAAGGGAATGAACTTGAGAAAAGGAGGTAGACGCAATATTTGGAGTACCAGAAACAATATTTATTATTTTATCGACAACTGAAATAGTGTTACCCATACCGTTGCCGTGAACAGTACAGTAATATCTTAGATCATCAGGAGCATTTGCAGCGACAACTATCGTAACAGTTGCACCACTCTGTCCAGTAGTTCCCGATGTCGTAACTCCTGTGGTATAACTATTTCCTGACCCATCTTTAAAACGAAATGGATGCCCTGACATTGAACTATCGGAAACATCAAATATATAGGTCTTTCCGCGTTCTAATGTAAGCGTAGGTGTCGTAACACCATCAATTGCATATTTATTCCCATAGCTTTGAACAACCGTTACTGTTTTATTAATGGTTGTTTTTTCCAGAACGTGATTCTGAGTTATAGCGGAAGAAGAAACAGATGGGCTTCCAGAAACTACATTACTAGCTGTAAGGCTTTGTGCTTGTGCCTGACTTTCAACAACGCCATCATCAGCTAATGTATTTTTTGCAAGAGGTGCAAACCCAAGCATTTGCTACCCCTGATAGCTTGATGTTGGTGGAGTAAAATTAGACGAATATCTGGCTAAACCATTGCTTATTCTAATATCCTCTAAATAACCTTTAAATGGATCACTTGAACCATTGCTCCAAATACCCAAATGCACTTGATCGGAAAGAGAATTAGAAGCAGTTGCTGTGCCTGATGACGAACCATCCCAATAGCACGTTATGGTTGTTCCTGACCTTACAAACGCAAAATGATACCAAGTGTCAGTCGAGGGTGTTCCAGTGGTAAAAGCAGTCGTTCCACCACTAGCCCCATAAACTGCAATTGCACTATTTAAGTTTCGATAAAGAAATTGTAAGCCACCAATAGTAACAAGTGTCCTACTCGCACCAGTTACAAGACTAAAGTTTACCCAACCCTCAACAGTGAAATCATTTGTTCCAATCGTTACTGGTGTTGTAAATTTTATATAATCACCAGTACCATCAAAATACATTGAAGCTGCGGCATGTTTCTTTTCAGTTGAGCTAGATGTTACATTTCCAAATAATTCTAAATCGTCTGCACCTTGAGCCTTATCAATAATCCTTGCATCATTTGCATTTAGCAATAATGAGGTTCCCGATATTGCGGTCAAAGGTGAAGTTGGCAATGTATAGGAATTATAACCAGTACCACTATAAACTGCTGATCCTTTTACAATTCTTATATCGGTTAATAATCCATTAAATTCATTACCGGCAGAAGTTTCATTTTCCGCACCACCAAAATTTATTCTCTGCCCTGTATCTAAATCATAATCATATGTAACTTGTGAGTTAGCCGTTCGATACTCACCATCTACATAAACTTTTGGAAGGCCACTATCTTTAATAAGGGCAATGTGAGTCCACCCTTTGTGCAAAAAAACATCAGATGCATCAAAGTAACCACCATGTCTGTGCCACCAGCGTAAGGTTTGTTGACCTGCTCTCCTTACAAGTCTAAACGATGGATTTGAGTTATAATTTGAACTAAGAATAACTTCTTCATTCGCACCTTCGCCATCTCTGCAATAAATCCAAAACTCTATTGTATAATCACCAGTGCCTAAATCAAAATCAGAATGATATGGTGCGCTGATAAGATCACTTGTTCCATCGAAAGAATAACTTCCGTAATTAGAATAACCTGCATCACTATGTTGATACGGACTGTAAGGAACCATTTCGAAATCTTCGTGAACAAGACTGGGTCTAATTCCATGTGCGGTATCAACCAAAGCAGGTGAATTGAAAAACAGAAGTTTTGTATCTGTCAATGCCGTAAGTCTTTGAGTAGGTGGGGTAAAATTAGATGTATATACTGCGCTCAGTGTCCATCTAAAATCGCAAAGATACCCTGTGAAATGTTGAGAGTTATTGTTAGTGCCAAAATACCAAACAGAGTTATAAGTTAGGGAAGAGGTATTTGCACTTGTCGCTCTTGAAGTGCCATCAACATAAATATCTATTGTTCCGCTATTTCGTACAATTGCGACATGATGCCAAGTATTGTTCTGCATATTCGCGCCACTGGTGTTTACATTTGTACCAGGGTTGGCGAATGTTATTTCACCTGCAGCATGATACTTATAAATAACAAATGAACTGCTTGGGTGTTTATAAACAATTCTCTGCCAACTCGCAGTTACATCTGGAATGTTTACCCAAAATTCAAAGGTAAAATCGTCCGTTGATGAAATATCAAAGTCTCCATCACTATTTGAAAATCTAATTTGTTGGGCTTGATTAGCCCACCCAAAGTAACCAGAATAGCCACCTGCGCGATATGGAGAAAGTGGAACTTGCAGTGGATCACCATGCCTAGTAATCGTGTGACCAGTGCTTGAGGCATCAGCAATAGTATCATTATCGCCAGTATTACCTGATGTCGTTATCAAATTAGTCGTATATTGAGAATTTGAAATAACAAACAATAATGAAAAAACTTGTGCGCTACTGGTTCCAGTATTGATTTGATCGGAGGCCGTAAAAGTAAGTGTAAAACTTCCACCATGTGCAGAGTTTGTAGATGGTGTAATGGTAAATTGATTTGTGTTCGAACCTGTTCCCTGCGTAATAGTGGCTGTATTCCCTGCCGATCCAGAATAACTATAGGTTAATGGAACATCTTCTGGATCACTCGCAGTTATTGTTACAACGGTAGCTGTCCCGTCTGTTGCAAGTGTAAAGGGCGTTGTTCCAGAAGAAGCATCTTGGACACTTGTAATACTTGGATTTGTATTAATTAAGCTAATTGAATACCAGCCACTGCCACTGTTCACATAGAGCCTATTGGTTGCAGTCACATAAGCCATATCCCCTGCACTGTTACCAGTTAAAGGTAAATCAGAAGCAGCACTATAAGTAGTAACACCGCCCCCACTAGATGCAGCAGCCGCAAGAGAAAGAACACCAGAACCATTTGTTTGCAGCACATGACCGCTAGAAGAGTCACTTGTCGGAAATGTAAAAGTATTTGCAAATGATGCAAAATTTTCATCCCCGATTGGCGCAGTCTTAACCAACCCACCCATGCCCGAATGATATTGACAGTAAGAATATAAATGATCTGGCGCATCTTGTTCAAGCTGTACCTCAACATAGCTGCCTGCACTACCTGCCGTTCCAACTGTTGTAATTCCTGTTGTATATTGAGAGTTACCCCCATGCTCCCCATCGAAAGCTGTAGAAAATCTTAACGGATGCCCACTTACACTTGAGTCACTTGTATCAAACCGATAAGTTACACCTTTTGATAACGATACCGTCTGTTGTGATGTTCCATCAAAATAATATTTATTACCACTTCCTTCATTTGCGACTGTTACCGTAATAAACCCAACTACTGCCTCTCCATCGCTAGGAACTTTTTGAGCAAAATTTGCTAAATTTCTGGATATTGTCATAACTTACCCTTTTAAACTAGTTGTGGGTGGCGTAAAATTTGCAGTATATCTTTCAAAATTACTAAATCGTAAGTCCTCTAAATACCCATGCATATCATCACTACTTTCGTCACTCCAAATACCAATCCAAACATTTTTGGATAAACTATCGGTTACTGTAGCAGTTCCAGCCGAACTTCCATTCCAATATAATGTAACCGTTGTACCTGATCTTACATATGCAAAATGATACCATGTGTTGACTGCGATTGTGCCAGTAGAAAAACTGTTTGCACCTGTATCAGGAGTATATACTTTCATAGCTGTACCACTAAGACTGTAATAAAACTGTACCCCCGATGCATCGTCATTGAATGTAAATAAAGCCTTATTAGTGTTTAAACTGCTAAAATTTACCCAACCCTCAAAGGTAAAATCAGAAGTACCGATTGTAATAGGCGTGTCAAATTTTATATAATCCTGCGTTCCGTCAAAATACATTGAGGTTGCAGCATATTTTTTTTCTGTAGAGCTTGATGTGGTATTACCAAATAATACTAAATTTCTTGTTCCAGAACTTTTATCAATAATCTTTGCTTCATCTCCGCTAATTAATAAGGAAGTCCCTGTTATCGCAGTCAATGGTGTAGTCGGTGGTACGAACTCACTTGTATATACCGCTGTGCCTTTGACGATTCTTATATCAGTCATATTGCCATCAAAAGGATATGTAGAACTTTCACCATTTGCCAATCCAATATTTATCGGCTGACCACTGTGAATATCCGTTGTAACGCTTGACGCTGAAGCTTTCTCTTTTCCATTTACATAAATCTTCAATGTTGAGCTATTTCTCACGCACGCTACATGATGCCAACCCTTACAGAAATGATTTCCGCTTGCTTGTAAATAATCACTATTTGCATTGTAATAGAATGTAATTTTTGATGTGCTATTTTTATATATTCTCCAACTATTTGCGCTGTTATAATTTGAACTTATAAGTGATTGCCAAGTAGCATCAGCATCATCAAAGTAAACCCAAAATTCTATAGTAAAATCACCAGTTCCAAAATCAAAATCTGCGTGATCAGCAACACTTAAATAATCATTACTTCCATCAAAGAAAATACTGCCTCTATTGGTAGTATAATTAAAACCATCTGCATCATATGGAGAATAAGGTACGACCTCTAAATCATCACCTATATTATCTGGTTCATGCCTAGTCGATGATCCATCTGCAACATATGGCAAATGACAAGTTAATAAAACCGTACCAGTTATTGCTTCTAATCGTGCAGTAGGCGAGGTAAAATTACTTGTATAAACTGCATTAGTCGTTAATCTGAAATCAGTCATGTAACCCGGAAAGGCATACGCTGCAGACTGATTACCGACATGAATATCATGTCCAGTTAGAATACTACTTGTAAAAGATGTTGACCCTACCTCAGTTCCATCGACATAAGCCTTCAATGTTCCGCTTGCTCTGACAAGCGCTATGTGATGCCAAGTGTTATCTTGAAGATTTGCACCCGAAGTAATTAAAACGGATGAAGTGCCGTTATATATATTTAACTCTGTAACATTATTGTGTTTATATATTGTCAGTGAATCTGTTTTCATAAATAAAAGCCAACCACTATCTGCATCTGGAATGTTAATCCACTGTTCTACAGTAAAATCCCCAGTTCCAATTGAAAAATCAGAATGAGATGCATAAACTAATTTTTGTGTAGTGGTAGCACCAAAATAACAAGAATAACCACCTGATCTATATGGGGAAAAGGTTGTTTGAATTGGCGCATCACCAATCGTTATAGTGTGACCAGTAGAGGAATTATCGGTAATTGTGCTATTAACACCAGTAGAGCCTGATGTTGTAATTAAACTTGTAGTATATTTGGAATTTGTAATAGTAAATGCTAGAGAAAAAATTGCATCAGATGTTCCAGTATTTACTTGATCGGAGGCAGTAAAGGTTATGGTAAAAGTACCAACATAACTTGGATTGGTAGTTGGTGTTATCGTAAATTGATTTGTATTTGATCCTGTTCCTTGCGTAACGGTAGCTGTTGTTCCACCACCATTAGTTAGTGAACCTGATGTTACGCTATAGCTATATGATAATGGCACACCTTCTGGATCACTTGCGGTAATGGTTACAACAGTTGCAGTTCCATCTGTTGCTAATGTAAATGGAGAGCCTCCTGATGAAGCGTCTAATACACTTGAAATACTTGGATTAGTATTTACCAAGTTGATCGAATACCACCCTGATCCTGTGCTGACGTATAATCTATTTGTTGCAGAAACATATGCCAGATCACCTGCGCTGTTACCACTTAATGGAAGATCAGTCGCAGCCGAATAAGTTGTTACACCTCCACCACCACTAGCTGCCGCGAGAGAAAGCACCCCAGAGCCATTAGTTTGTAATACGTGACCGCTAGAAGAGTCGCTAGTAGGTAAAGTAAAAGTGTTTAAGAATGACTTAAAATTACTGCTTGGAAAACCATATTCATTTACCGTCAATATATCCCCTGCAACCGCACCAGAAGCCAAAGTGATTGTAGTAGAATTTATTGTGTAATCATCTGTAAGCTTTAATAAAACACCATTTAAAAATACTGCTGCATTAGAACTTGCAAAAGTTCCTGAGAAAGCAGTTTGACCTGCTGTTGCGGTAAAGCTTGTAGCGAGATATGCCCCATTTACTTCTAAATCAGAAGCACTTGGCGAAATAAAAACTTTTGCGGAACCACTTAAATTAAGAAGTGACCCTGTGGAACTAGAGGAAAGTGTCCTTGTAAGAGTTGTGCCAGAGTGAGTATAAGTACCCACTCCTATCTCAAAATCATTTCCATCTTCTATTACATATCGAACGGTATCCCCATCAGAAATACCGCCCGATGCAAATGTTTGGAAGCCAGTTTCCGCAGACCCAAGAGTAACCGTTCCTGTTCCTGTTGTTGAAGTAGCTACCTTGACCCGATCTGCAAATTTAACCATTTTTACTTGCTTTCGTCTTTTACATCATCTTCTTCGGTTTTTTTCTTTTTTTCTTTTAATTCGACCGAAAAATCTTTTTCAGCAATTTTTTGACCGTGTTCATCTGAAACGGCATTTAGATTATGATGAACCATTTAAAAAACCTATGATGGGTCGGGAATACCAACCGTAAAAGATGCAAGACTAAAGGTATTTCCAGATGTTACTGATTGTGAAGCGGAAAGTGAGCCTGTTACTAACAATCGTGAATTTGTTGTATCAATGATTGCATAATGAGTTACAGTTCCTGTTCCTGTTATGCTTCCATCAGTAATTGCAGCCGCAGTAACTTCCCTGCCACCGCCTGATCTGTCCGCAGGTGCGCCAATTGAAAGTGATGTAGAATTGCCAAGTGCGTAAGTTGCGTTTGCTTCTGCAAAAGTTGTAGCTTCTTGTGAAGTCACTACTATTTTATTTGCTTCTGTGTCTAAAACGGTCAATCCGTTATCAAACACCCTATCAGCTATCGTTGCCATAATTTAAACTCCGTTTCAAATTGCATATGCACCTGCACTCTACATCATTTTATTAAATAATAGAAGTCCTAAGATGGTTCATCAGGATATACTGGATTCAATGGGTCAAAACCGTCTTGTTGCGGCATATCTCTAAGTTGTTGACGGTAGGTTTGCCATTCTGTTTTTTTGCTATCTGATAAAGGGCTGTCTAGTACTTGAGTCCAATCACTTTTTTGAAGCAAATCATTTCGTTCTTGACGAAAAGAATTTAAATTATTTTGTAAAAAAATATTTTCTTTTTCTTCATCCGTATAATCAACAAAATTACCATCCCTATACAATGGCTCACCGTTGTAGTTATCTCCGCTTATCATTGCATATTCGCTACCGAGATTTTCTAAAACTATTAAAGCCTGTTCCTCTGGCGAAATATTACCTTCAATTTTTCCTGATGAAATATTATAAATAATCATTTAATAAATTCCAAAAAATCCATACGCCAATCTACTATTTTTGAAGCTTTCGGACCGCTACTGCCTGTGTAACGATAATAAAAGGTTAATGTTGCTGAATTTCCTGACCCACCGTGAGTAATGTGGACATTCTGTGTTCCGTAAAAACTGCTAAAATCCCACTGCCACCTTTGTCCAACAATTCTTGTCGCTACTTTAACATATTCACCACCTGACCCTCTTTCGATAGCTAATATTGAACCCTCCATTGACCAACTTTGATTATCGTCGATTGTTGCTGTCAAAAACCCTACTAATTGCGATCCAGATGTTAAACCACTAAGTGTCATTTGAGCTAATCTGTAAACATAATTGTTACTATAAGTACCATTATAAGCCCACGGAAATATACTAGATGGTGGAAAAGAGTCTGAAACTGAGTTAGCTGATATTGTTGTGTTTTCTAATTTTATTGAAGTTCCCAAACGAACCGTATTAGGTAAGTAATCATAACTAATAGTACCTGCCGAAATATTATCGACATCTAAATTGTTTATCGTAACTTCATTAGCATCAATTGTACCTGCGACAATACTTGATGCGGTTAATCCTACATCAGTCCAAGAACCATTCCATCTTTTTATTACATAAGTTGACGTATTAAACCAAAGATCACCTATGGCGGTTGCGGTAGGCGTAGTTGATTGATAGAAAATTTTATTTTTAGTTCCCAGAGCAGTACTATCTACAAATCCTGAGTCGTTATTCAAATCACTCACGTTTGTGGGAATTGTTCCAGTTGCATATGTGTCTGACAAATCAGGTATTTGCCCAACTGTTAAAGTATCTCTTATTGCAGCCGCGCCAAACTCTGCAGTTCCATCATCTTTTATTTGCCAACCTTGACCATTTTCACCTGATTGAAAATTAGAACTTTCAATCGTATCAGTAATTTGGAAAGCACCATTAGTTACACCATAAGTAATACTTGTTACGTTTCCATTTACATCGACTTCAACAGTATAAGGAACAGTCCATTCCTTTTCCGTAAAGCTTGTATTGCTTACTGTTGTTTGACTATGTGACCATCCTGATGGTGGTGTGCTAAATGCTTTATTAGACACACTAAATGTTCCAGTATTATTTGTTGGAGTAGAAGGTGCGGCATCTTGCAGTGTCGTATAATATAATATTCCAGAGTAAACGCTTGTATCTGTATCTGCACCGCCTGTTGTTGCGTCTGTTGTTGCATTTGCAGTTGCCGCTGTACTTGCATTTCCTGAGAAATCTACCGCCTCAACCCAATAATAATATTGAGTATTAACTGCCAATGCTGTGTCTGTAAATTTATCTGTTAATGCAAAGGCAATAGGATTTGCTGGTTGAGAATTACTTGTCGATCTATAAATATTATAGCCTTTTAGATCATATAACGTAGTTCCACCAACTTGTGTTGTTGGCGCAGTCCAATCTAAAGTAACAAGCTTTGCCCCACCTGTGGCTGTTAATGATGTTACTGGAGAAGGTGCAGTTGTATCACCCCCAACAGTATGTGGAGTTGCAGAAACAAATGATCCTTTATTTCCTTTTACTGAAACAGCCCTTACCCTAACATTATATTGCACACCGCTTTCTAAAGAACCAATATTTACAGACGTTAATTCTCTAGCAACTTGAGTGCTAAAATAATTGCTATCGCTTACCTTTTTATATTGAACCTCATAATGATCTATAAATTCACTTGCAGCCGCAGTCCAAGAAACCCTTACTTGCGATACAAATGACCCATCATTTTGTACCGTTCCTATATCTGTAACCGTTACACTTGATGGAGAAAGACCTGCACGTATATCTGTTAAATTACTATTATTTGCTTTTAATTCTTCTTCTTCGGCTGACCATGAAAATGCAGATGAAGATGTTTCTCTCAAAGTTAAAGCAACTTTTAATTCACCACCATCACTATCGTTTCTTAATTTCCATCCAATAACTTCAAAATCTTTAGCATTAAAACCATATCTAGGATTTGTAATTCCAACAATATCACCAACTTGAATTTCTAAAGCTGATAAACTGAAATCAGCACTTAACGTCATTTGCTCTCTTGATCTGAATAAAGTAAGCTTTGCTAATCTTTGCGCCATAGAGCTTGATGTTGTAAGAGGCAATCCAAAATCTAAGGCATTTTCGACCCCTGCATCATCTGATATAAATGTACTACTTTTGATTTCTGGATAATCTGATCTGATATAATCTGCGTTACTATCATTAAACATTCCGCGAACTATATTAAAATTATCGCGCCTTGAGTGTTTTGTTGAAATAGTTATATCGCTTCTAAAATCAGAAAGAGTTAATGTTTTTACAGGGCTGATATATTCTCCAACTACAAGTTGCCATTCTCCTTGACCCCAGAACAGTGTACCTGCACAAGCGGCAACCATATCCCCTAAAATATCTTTAGGCTGTCTATCTAATGAAAGCACACCATTTATTTCATATCTTTTCTCATTTCCCCCATCGCTAAGAGCAACACTTTCATCACAAGTATTTGCAGCAGTAGAAAAAACAGTGTCATTTATAGCACCGCTATTATTTAATCCATATGCAGATGTTAAATAATCTCTTATACATAATGCTGCATTTGCAGAAAAAGCTGTAGAAGAATTTCTCGGATCAAAGACTTTTTTACCTTCTATCAATGCCGTAAATAATGGAACACCCTGTGCAAAGACATCTTGATTATATTTTAATCTTACATATAAACACGCAATTCCCTGACCCCGAAAATTCGTATCATCATTAGGCGCACCATTAGCCCAACTAGGACCATCGGTTATTGCATTTAATTCAGTATATACATTTTGCGTTGGGCTACCTGTAAATTTTTTAATTAAGATAGTAGAATTTCCATCATTATCTGTCCAATTGGAATTCGTAACATTCCCATTCCCATCAATATCACTATTAGGTATTGCCTGATCATTAATATAAATTTGACCTATGGAATTTACTTCATGCCCTGCCAAACAAATTATTTGATGCAAATATTCATTTGTACTTCCATTTGACTCAAGATATGTAATTATGCCGCCTTTTCGAATTGTTCCATAAACAATTTCCTGCGGTGCAGTAGCATTTCTTGTATTAGTCATAAGACCGCTACTTGATCCGAAAGCATCTTCATCAAACTTAGGCATTAAAGATTTTGAAATCCAAGCAACAGCCGCAACTGTTGCGATCCCCACAAAAAAAGCAACGGTCGTGCTTGCCATTATTCCAAGCTGACCTAATACTGCAAAACCTATTTGAACAGGTGAGCGCGGAACTCTATCCCAATCATTCCAATATTTAACAGTAAAATCGCCCAATTGATATTTCATGGGTTTATCCAAGCATTAGTAATACATTCAATTGGCATTGCATTAAGTCCATGATCTGAAACAAAGATTGCATCATTACCAATGGAAATTCCCATTGCCTTACCAATTACCCAATATCTTGCTTTATCAGTTAAAACCAAAGACCCCTTTGGCGGTATGCAGTCAATTCGCTGCAATTTTTGATCAATTGCTTCTTCAATTGTGTGGGCATTAAATATTTTTCGTAGTTTATCTCTTTTAAAAGGCTCACCATCTTTGTGATATTTTGAAAGCCAATCATCAGCCCATCCTTGTCCATACATTTTTTGGAAAGCATTATTTGTAAATGTCAAACAATCATGCTTAAACCATTCGAAAGGTTTATTTTTTATTTCTGTTATATATTTGTTTAACATATCTAAATTAGGATGTTTCATCACCTGACTCCGTTTCTCGACCCCAAGCAACTTGAACATCTTGTAATTTAGCTACCCATCTAAAAAAGCTATCATTAGATTGAGTATATGTTGTGCTATCTCTTGTATTTTCGGTTGCAATGACAGCCGCATGACTGCCTTCTGTGTATCTTCTTATATTTGGGCGTTCTAGGATAATTAATTTGCTCTCAACAGATAATTTAATTGTAGATGTCTCTCCCCTATCTATAATTGTCATTTGATCCATATATCCGCTAAAAACTTCTACAACCTCAGAAACACCACTTACACCCCAATATATATTTACTTCCCTTCCTTGATATTCTTCGGTCAAAGCGTAAGTGAGAATTGTGCTATCCAGACCATTAAGAACAATATCTGTGCCTTTTGAACTGAGATCACTGGCCTCTTCCAGTCCATCAATAGAAAGCAAATTACCTGTTCCGATATAGGTTTCGCTATTTATTGTTTTATCACCATATCCTGTCCAAAGATAAAGTGTCGCTGTACTAAATGCTAATTTAACTGCATAAAATGGCTCAATTTCAGAATTAGAAAGTGCTGAAACAATATTTGCATTTATTGACCGACTCATACAACCTCAACCGCTCCGAATGAAATTCCATAAGTACTTACACCATCTGCGCTCCAAGATGTTTCATTACTAACCAATCTAAATACTCCAGAAGCGCTTGTAAGGTCTGCTGAGACACTAGAACGTGTTTTCCTTAGTGCAGGGAATATTTCTAGATTTGCCGCACTCCCTGTGCCTGTAAAGTCCGCTATGACCTTATGCAAGGTACTATCGCTGCCTGTTCCAAGTTGTATATAATCTCCTGCAAGCAAAGTATCTCCATTCGTAATTGTTGCTGAAACAGTTCTCTCTCCTGCCGCGCCACTTATTGTAGCTGCCGTTGCCGTACCTCTTGGATTTATTGCATCAGGATCATTTAATAAAAATGAGCCAAAACGACCACGTAAACTTGCAAGAAAAGCAATCCATTGTTCTGCATTAGCCCTTTTCATTGGTGGCAATGTAATATCTGCCTCCCAACGCTCGCCATTATAAGCATGAACTTGACCTGCAAAAGTAAATGGACTTTCAGAATATGCTACCGAATTAACCATTGTCCATGTTATGGATTTTATGCCTGTAGCTGTAGGTAATGATAAGGGATATATTATAGCCATTATGCGAAAGCCCTCCCAAAACCACCGCCACGCCTTTTTGTGTCCGCTACTGCATTTTTAGCGTTTGCAGCAATTTCTGGCATCAAAGACCTTATTTCATTTCTAACTGTCTGTTGGATGCCTGTTGTTACATTTATATTTTGAATAACAGTAGCACCATTGCTACCGTTAATAGCTGAACGTGTATTATTACTATTTACCATAGTACCTGCTGTACTTGGAACAAAAAGCTCAGGACCCCTTTCTCCAACTAAATATGGTTGTTTCCCATGAACGGCTCCACCTGTTGCAAGTCCTTTTGCAATGAAAGCACTTCCAACTTGAGTAAATGCGCTTGGGAAAATCATACTTAATATTCTATTTACAAAAAATAATTCAATTGCTTTAGAAATCATCGTTTTTACAAAACTTCTAAAAACATCTTTTAATGAGTCTAAATTCATCTTTCCTGACATAAACATATCTGCAAAGGCATCTGAAAGCCCTCTACTCATTGTTTGGACGGATGATAAAATATGTTCAACCATTGGTGGTATGGAGTCAGCTAATTTTTTAGTTTTATCTTCAAGTGCTTCAAGCTGTTCTTGTGTTACTGAAGGATCAGCGTGTTCTGGTGGCGCTTTAATAAGACCAAATTTTCTTAATATTTCAACTAATGCTGCACCAGAATTTTTTGCATTTTCTTGTGCTTTATTTAAATCTTTTATTCCTTCTTCTAAATCTTTTGTAGCTTCTGAGGTTTTATGCATCCCCAAGCCTTCAACAAAATTAAATCTTAAACCAAATTTATTAGCTATACCGCTATTATTTATTCTTTCAATTAATTTGTTAATAGCCTCAGCAATTGAATTAGTTATTTGAAATAACATAAATATAAACATTTGCTTTATTTTTAAACGCAAAACGTCAATTCTATTTCCTAATAAAACAAATTGATCTTTTGTAGCTGTTATAAAAGCAGAGAATATTTCTTTTAAATTTTTATATAAATCGCCTAAATCTTTTGAATTTTGCCAAACTTTCATAACTGCATTTGCTAATTTAACAAAGCCTACAAGAATTGCTAATGGGATAACTAATTTTATAAATAAAACGCCCAATATTTTTAATACTGCTAATAAACCTGCTTTCAATACAGCTAATGCACCTGATAATCCACCAAGATGAACTACTAATGCTGCCGATGCAGCTTTCGCGTTTATCATGGCCGCTGTTGTTGCTATTATTGGCATAGCCCTCATCGATACAGAAACAGCTAATGCTGCAAGCCTCAATGCTATAAATCGCGCAGTCAAAAGAGTTACAACTGCTATTAATGCGCCTATATTATCTGCTAGGAACTGAATTGCAGGAGCAAGAATAGATGCAACAACATTTGCTATATTTCCTAGTAAAGATATTGCAGGGGTAATAGCAATTATTAAATTTCTAAGTGCTAATGAAATTTTTACTATTGCATCATCTAAACCTGCTTGAAATATAGATTTTTCCATTTGAAAAAATGCGTCACCAAGCATTGACACAGCACCTTGTGCCGTTTTGGACATTGTGTCCATTGCGCCATCAAATTTTCCACCCGTACCAAAATTCTCATGCAGAGCCTTAATAGTTTCCTCAAGTGAAATCTTAGCGCCTTTCTCGAAACCCATAAATGCAACAATACCGTCATCTCTTAAAATTTCTGCGGACGCTATACCTGATGACATTGCTCTTTGAATTTGTGATGCAATCATTTCAAAAGGACGGCCAGTAATAGATGCTATATTACCTGTAATTTGTAACAGTTCATTTAAATTTTCTGCTTTACCTGCAACCACAGCCAATGGACCTGCACCTAAAGAAATTTGCCGCAATGAAAAAGGCACTTTAGAAGCAAATTTATCTAATGTTTGAAATGCTAATGCTCCTTGTTCCGCAGAACCAAACATGATTTCTAATTTAATTCTTAATTGATCTACTTGAAATCCAGTTTGAACAACTCCTGACCCAAATTTTAACAAACCTGCTGCACCAACTAATCCAAGCAAAGCAGTATTTGCTTTACTAAAAGCATTAGACATTTTATTGCCTACTTGCTCTGATTGATTGCCGATACGTCTTAAATCTTTTTTAAGATCAGTCATATCCGCTTGAATACGGACTAATAATGTATCAACAGTAGTTGCCATTAATCAGGATACCTTTCCATCAAATCCTCCAGTTCATCCTTTTTCAATGGCGACGGTGAACCATCGGAATGAAACTCTGCAAAACCTTCTACTGCTAACAAAAATTCGTGAAGCGAACTATTCCAAAATTCATCAGATGTCATTCGCATTTTACCAATTCCTAATTTAATCCAATCATCCCACGGAAATTCTGTTATGCGTTCACCGTCTCTAGATCGTTTCCCTCATCTTGACCTTCTTCTACACCGACAATGAAGGCAATAATTTCTGCAACTGCTTTTATTGCATCGGTAATTCCTACTTCCCAAATAATTTTTTTAACATCATGATCTTTAACATCTTTTCCACTTGATCTTATAACAGGTGTTAAAATAGCAACTACTTGAGCAGCACTTATATCTGCATCTTGCATTTTTGAAGCCAATTTAAGAAGTGATCCACCGATATTTTGCTCAATTCTCATCATGGTATCTAAATTTAATTTACACTTATAAGTCGTTGTTCCCAGTTGTAGGCTCAACTCTCCGCGCTTTGGGTTTGTCATTCTTGACCTCCTGTGTTTCAATTTCAAAAACTTCGCCACGATCTGCTATATCTATAACAGATGTTACCTTAAAATCCTTACCATCGGCTGTTATTACATCACCAACTTTGAATTTTGCTGCACATGGAATAGTAAATGTTGTGCCGCGAGAATGGCCTAGAAGCATTGTCTCATTAAAATGTATTGTTACTTTTTCCCAAGCCATTCTCTTAACTCCTTAAACTGTTGCGAATGTAAATGCGCCAGAATTTTCTAGTGTAACAGAATATGTAACTTCACCATTATGCTCACCTGCATATTCCAATGATGCTACCATAAACTCACCTGTGTATGTTCCAAAGTCAGGAACAATTATTTGGAAGTTATGGAAATCACTTGCACCAAAAGCACTACGCAATGTTGCTTCGGAAGCTGCATCTGTAAATACGCCAGAACCACTGATGGACATCGATTGAACACCACCATTTGCCAATAATGCTCTTACACCAGAACTGTCTTTTGTTGTAACATCTACTGCTTCATCATTCATTGTAAGGGAGGTTGATCTTAAACCACCAATGGTAGTGTAAGTATCACCTGCTGCTGCCGCAGTATTATCTGCTCCAATTTTTAAAAGTAGGGCTGAACCTTTTTGTGCCGCCATGTCTTTACTCCTTTAGCTGTCAAACACAACGACACGAAATCTCATAACCCCATGCCGTGTTAAATTATCATTTTCCACTAGCGTTGTCGAAAACTCTTGTCGAACATTCACTAATGAAGCGCCTGATACAGTTATATCAGTATTATGCAGGTTCGTATAGACTGATTGCATAATCTCTTTTATCTCACGTAATCCACGATACTGAGACCAAACATGAATTGTGAGAGTGTGTTCAATTCCATCTAATGTTTTTGTTCCATTATTTGCTGTAGTTTCTTCCCCAATAAGAACATAAGGATATGCAGTACTTTCATCCGCATTGTCAAAAATAGATACGGATGCACCCGATAATCCTGTGGTGTTACCATCTAATTTGCTAAAGATAGCTTGCTGCAATGAAAATGAATGTAATGACATTATCTTTTCCTTGCTTTCAATTTATTAAATAAATTTCGTATTTTTTGTTTATTTTCCTCTAATGCAGGTTGTAAGAATGGTCTTGCACCCATCTTGCTTGTACCAAACTCTAAATGTGCAGAATAATCTGCTCTACTTTCTACACTTGCACCCAATCCATTCCCATCAATAACAACATGAATATTATTAACTAAAAAGCCAGTATCACTATTTGGGGGATTGCCTTCTGTTGAAGCAGTATGAGTCCGATTAGGATTATATTTAGTATATGTAATTCCTGAGCTTTGATGTTGCTGAATTGATTGCACAGCAGTATTGCGAACTAAATTTCCACTTCTTCCGATTATCTGTTTTGTCAAAATTGTATAATCATTAAGAACAGCAGTTTCATTTGATTTTTTTGTAATTCTTGTTTTGATGGAAGTCATGTTGGCACACCTGCTCCCTCTTGTGCCGCAATCTGCATATATCTAAATTCATTGTTTATATTTTTTATTCCCTTAATAGCAAAAATGCGAGTGTGTTTAAGTCCATCCCTAAAATGCTCTTGAACAATTCTGTCCGCATGACTTAAATCCCTGCGATACCTAATCATTATAACATGACTTGTAACTTCGCGCATTTGATCCCCGAAAAGATTTTCTTTTGCATCTTTTGGCATTATTTGTGCAAAAATATCTGCAACTTTGCTAAATACTACTGTTGCACCACCACCACCATCAGGAGTTTTTGTAAATCTCTGTATTTGAAGCTTGGAACGCATTTTACCAATCGACATCAGCTAATCCCTGTTCTCAAAATATTGGCATAGGGATGAACACCTAAACGCATAATCTTATATGGGGACAATAAGGTGTTTAGTATTGATGGTGGCATGGGAGGAGTTCCACCCTCTTGCTCACCCCTATGTTCATATGCAAATGTCATATATTGCAACATTGCTAATCTAATATCTGCAGGTACATCACTTCTAGCAGAACCATAACCTGCTGTGTAATTTATTTCTAAACCGTTTGCAGCCCTCAGATCAGTCGGAAATGTTCCTCCATCCCTAAGATAAATACGTCCAAGATCAGAGACATTATCAACATAATAATTTGATGTAGCCCAAGTAGATTCTGTATCTGAGTCATTATAATATTTTATACTTGTTACGCTTATCGCAGGGGAAGCCGCTAACTCAATATAATTTGCATAAGGTCGTGCAAGAACACCTGTTCTCATTCCCTCATATAATGGATCAAGGGTAGCCGCAGAAGTATCTAAAAACTGTTGAACAGTTCGTGTTATAAATGCACGACCAGTATATTTTTCTGCCCATAGCCTTGCAGCCCTTATAAAGGTTTTAACAGGAATATCATCAACATCATCATCAAGTCTTAGATGCTCTTTTGCCTCTTCAATGCTGATAGGCTCAATTGTTGGTTCCGTCGTTACTTTTAATCCAGCCATAGCCTACCATTCCCTGTTTATTTTTTTGGTGCTTTACCACCTTCCCAAGCTTCATTGACATCAGGTGTATTTGGATCATCACCTACCAATTGACCTTTTTCGTTTCTTGCGCGTTTTGGTGCTTTAGTTTCTGGAACTGGTGCATTGCCACCGATTTCATTCGCTAAACCGTTATCAACAAAATACTTAAAGATTTTTTCTTGCCATGCTTCGGAAGAATTATATTCTTTGTTTGCTTCATAGGTCATTGTCTCCGCACCATCTGAGCGTGAAACACCTACTGAATTTTTAATCATCATTATTTTCATACCCACCTCCTAGTAGGAAGGGGGGTTTTATCCCCCCAAACCATAAACTTATGGATGCTCAAGTACTCGCATTGCTTCTGCAAGAACTACTTCTCCACCAACTCTCCTTCTGGCAATATAACGAACATTACCTGATGAAGCTTGGCTGAATGGATCACGAAGAACTGCAAGAGCTACACGGTCTACAATCATGTATCCTCTGCGGTAATCACCAAAGATAACTGATTTTGCGGTTGTAGCAATGTCAGCAACATCTGGTGCTTCAACATATGGGTGTCCAAGAATTGTATTTGGCATACCTGATTGCCCAGAGAAACCAGTTTGGAAAAGATATTGACCTGCTGTATCTTTCAGCTTTCTGATTGCGCCGAGTGTTGCACGATTCATCATAAATGTAGCTGAACGAGCATATTCGGACTTCAGACCATGAACCAGATCGAACAAATCATCAGCAACAATTGATGCCGCATTAGCCGCAGTTGTTGATGAAACAGTTGATCCATTTACGATCCCTGTTGGCTTATTTGAACCATCACCAGAAATAAAAGCTGTTCCTTCTGCTTTTGCAAATTGCTCTGCAAATTCAGTATTCATTTCAGCTTCTAAATCAAACACGCTATCCTCAAGCAACTGTGAACTAATATCAACAAGAGCATAATGCTCATGTGTTGGGATTGTATTCAATGAAGTTGTATAGCCTGTTGTTTCTGAACGTGAGCCAGTTTCCGCTGTCCAAGCTGCCGCAAATGTTGCGGTTTTGCTAGGTACTTCAATTTCTTTATTTGAAGTTTGACGAATTCGAGCAACAGAACGAACTGGTGAAATTTCAGTTATAACTTTGATAAGCTCTTCTACATACTCTGCAGGTGCTAAATTACCTGCGGTAGCAGCCGTACCCACTGTCAAAGCTTTCTTTTCAATTTCATCAAGCCCATCTTCACCTTTACGCATGAAGGTATCCCAAGCTTTTAGATTTACATCAATATCTTTTGCTTCCATTGCATTTGCAGGTCGCTTAAGCATTGTTTCAATCTCAGCAAGTTTTTCTTCCATGCTTTCAGATGCTTTTTGCTGTGTGGTGATTGACTGATTGATTGTTTCAAACTTGTCCATTTCACCTTCAAGCTTTGCAAGCTTTTCTTCTACAAGTGGGTCTGCTTCCCCCTTGCTTTCTATTTCCGCTAAACGCTCGTCATTTACCTTTTTAAATTCTTCAAAGGCACTCGACATTGCGTCTACGGCATTTTTGACTTCTTCTGTCATTTTATTTCCTTCCGTAGAATTAAGATTTTAGGATGTTTGTGAAGCGTAACATTGCTTCAAGAACTTCAGGCTGTTCTTCTTTAACAGCATCCCGCTGTTCAAGTGCCTTGGTCACTGCGCTTGCAGCCGCCTTTGCCTCAGTACGAGAAAGGCTTCCTTCATCCCGAAGAAATTGTTCCCAGTCTCTTACTGTGCGTTCTGCCCCTTTTACCGCTTGAATCCGTGCGCGTGGGTTCATTGGAAAAGTAACGGCAGAAATCTCCATCAAATCAACCGACTTGAGCATCCTTCGCCTTCGTCGCTTGTCATATTCATAACCTTTATCGTCAACTCGATAGCCAATAGATAATCCATCTATCGCACCCATCTTCATCAGTTCATAAACTTCCCGACCTCTTTGAGTTCCCATAGCCAAACGGCCTTTGACCTTTAAACCCTTTTGATCTTCTATAATTTCATCGAACACGCCAATTGGTTCATCCTGTTTATGCTGATATAATAATTTTACTGCTTTCGCGCCTTTACGACCAATAGATTGGGCAAATGCACCTGCAAGCACAACATCATTCCCAAGGTCTTTATTATTAAAAATTGAACCGTAACCTGAGAACAAACCTTTTTCTTCACCGATTTCTTCAGTTTTGATTTCGAATTTAACGTCTAATTCTCCATCTTCATAATTTTTTGCGTCTGTCTCTTGTGCTTCATCAATCAGATCATCACTCATTTTCTCACCCTTTTTTGCTTGGCTAAGACAGACCGCAACCCTCTGGTCATTGTCTGGAAATTCTGCGCGAACCTTATCGTCACTTGTGCAACGACTCATAAACTCACCTTGAGTTTCGCTTCCATATGGTTTTGGTAATGGCATATATACTCCATAATTACGGCTAATCTACATCATTTAGTTATTTGGCGCAAGTTAAGTATCTTCAACCTCATCTTCGGGTGTAATATATAATAAAACACATCTGCAATTTATTACATTTGCAGCACCTCCACGAGGATCAGAAGGTCTACTCATTCTTACTGTTCCGAAATCTGTAGGCACATCAAAATCTTCATCATATGGAACTCGCACACCATTCATTGCCGCATGATTACTTCTCGTTCTATCATCGGAAACCGATACCCATTGCTTTTGTAAATCAGGTAAATTCAAAGACTTAGCAATCTCATGGTTTGCAAAACTAGCAGCATTATGTGTTTCAGTTCTTGCTATGACTGATGATCTGTATCTTGAATAAGAACCTCTCATACTGTCAAAAATTTCTTGTGCAATTGCCGCTACCCCTAATGCTTCGGCTTCCTTCGCAAGTAAAATTTGCTGCAATCGACGGATTGTTGTGTTTGATATATTTGTTACAGCAAGTGCGCCATGTACTGCATAATATTCTCGTATAATAGTTTCAAACTGACTATCTTGCTTTCTGTATCTCAATACTCGCAAACCAAATTCTTCGATGACTGATCTATAATGTGGCTCTAGAACCTCATTGATCTTGTTCGCTACACTCGCTTGTGATAATCCGATTTGCTGCCGAGTAAGATATTCGTCTCTCGCAATTTTTCCAATTTCCGCAAATTTTGTAATTAAATTTAAATTTAGCTTTCTTTCATAAGATGCACGAACTCTTAGCTGTTCAAATACTTCTTTTCTTGCTGAAAAGCGTTGCTTGCCATGTATTCGCTTAAACATAATTTGCATATAAAATGTATATGATATTTCCATGTTTTTGACAATCATAGCTTTTTTTAATTAAATTAACATTTTTTTTAAAATAATTAACTTTTATTGTTGACATAGTTAACAGGAGATGCTACTTATATCTTATCAGAGGGGAGATTCACACTTTACGGAATCCCTTAAAGCAGAGGAACCGATGCTAGACGCATAGAAAATTCTGGAAAAGGTCTCCTACAAAGCACCGACTTTCCTCTCTGATACTGGCAATATAAGGAAGAAATTAAATGATTGATTATGTAACAGCTTGGAATGGGCAACTTTATTTCCATGCACAGGATAAAAACGAAACACGATGGTGGTACGTTAAAACTGTAGAGGAAGGTGTAGAGCTTTTCATCAATGAAACTTATTCTAGCGCAATGGACTATGGTGATGAAATGTTAGATGCTTCAAACTCTGGCTTTCCATATGACAGAGCGGCATTTGATATGCTTATGGAAATAATTGATCAAGCTGAACCTCTTTGTGAGGAGATAGGCTGATGTTTAATATTATTGAAGAAATAACCGATTGTTATCGACTCAAAGCAGAACCTGCAAAAGCTTTGGTAAGATTGCAAGAGCGCGGACAAATCAAAGAAACTGAAAAATGGATTGTTCGCAAGGTTTTAGAGCAAGAAATTATAACTTTCTGCTATGGAACAGGTCATCTAAATACCAAAGATGATTTTGAATTTTATGATAGCGGACAGATTAGCTTCGATATTGACGATATAGAATGGGATGTATGATGATTAAACTTTATTTATCAATACCCCAATGGCAAATGCTTGGAAACGCTTGGGACGCATATAGTTATGACTTTTGGCACGAAATAGAAGCAGGTGCAGATAAGCGTCAAATAAAAACTTGGGAAGTTTTGAATAGAAAATTATCTGCGGTGACTGATGATGATACATGAATTTCCAAAAGAATATCGTGAGATAATTACTTACCAACAAGCCGAAGAAACAATGTTACGATTCGGAAGAATGTATGACGGAGGTTTAGATTATCAGGGTCTTATTAATTGCATGATGCTTTTTAAGAAACATTATGAGGAAGAATTAAAAGTGTACGAACAAAATGACTCTGTTGATGAAATGATGCATGATTGGAGATATGAAATAAACGCATATAATTTTGTTTATTTATATTTTCAGCCGCTATTCGCACCACAAACAAACTAAGAAAGGATGATGTTGCCGCTACTCAGCGGCAATGTCATATTGTTTTTTATCATTGCTTTTAAGTGGATGACCGCTTGGCAATAGATCAAGATCGAATTTACCACTACGAAATCTTCCTCTGCGTACTGCAAAAAGAAATGCATTTACTCTTGCATATGCCCATTGTTCTTCACTTCTTACATTAGGTCTTACTGATGCAGGATTTGTTCTATATGCACCAACTCCCCTTCGAAAAACAGCTTCTAACATTCTTTGGGTTACTCTCTTGCCTTTTTTATCACCGTGCTTTTCATTGTGATCTTTCATTTTTTCCGCAAGACCTTTTCTAACTGCGGCTGAGACAGGTGCTTTATGTTCGATATATGCTGCGGTTATAAATTCTTCTAGTTCAAGTTGCTTATCACGCTCTCTGTCTAATTCTTTTGTTTTTCTCCGCGCCCATGATTGCCCTTCGTCACCTCCCCAAAGCAACCAAGCAATTAGTCCTGCACTCGGATAACCTTCCTCACCTCGGCTAAATCCTCGTCCTTGCTTATCAACCTCATGTCTTGAGAAATAAGAGTGCATTCTTCTCACAACGCTTGGACTTAATGTTTCTCTATTTTTTAATGACGAGGCTCTTTGTACCCCAATCATTGTACCGCCTCTGCCAAATTCTTTTCTTAACTTAAGACCTCTGGTTGCGTTAATTGCCATTGCTTCCGTTGGCTTAGTATCAACGTCACTTTCTGCTTTCTCAACATAGTCTTCATCTTCGTCTTTTTTCTTTGGCTTTTTTCTCTTTGGCTTTTTGTCATCATCATCATCGTAATGTTCTTTGACAACATCACCAGTTAATTCAGTATATTCGTCATGATTTTGACATGGCATCCAAATTGTTTCACCATCTTCGGTGTGCATATGGGAACCAATGCAACCTATTTCTTTTGCCCTTTCTTCCGCTTCGGCTTGACTGGTGAAGACGTCTTTTCGGATTTCTTCTTTTTCCCCATAAGCCAGTTCGGAATCACTTTTTGAATTATTTTCTTCAGCCTCTGCAACATCTGGACCTCCTAATGGAAATAAATTTGAGGCAATATATACTTCATCGCCACCTTTGATGGGTTCAAGACCCAATCTTTCTCTCGCTTCATTGCGAGTAATAATACCCTCACGTACTGCAGCCGTTACATTTTCATATATTCGTCTGCGTCTTTCTGTAATTGCAGGTACACTTTCAAAATCGTATTGAATATTTATTTCATCGCCAAAACTTGGTGCTAACCATTCATTCATATCACTTATTATTCTTCGTGCTAACGGAATGATTGTTTCCTCATACAAAGCAAGTCTTGCCTCTTGGACATTCGCATAAGTTTGACTATCAGGAATACCAATCAATTGTGATGGAACACCGAAACAAAGAGCAATATCTTTTGCAGCCATATGTTTATTCTGTAAGAAATCCATGTCTTTTGGTGACATAGCCATTTCTTTCCAATCAAAATCACCTTCTAAAAGAACTGGACGCCCTGCATTTTTTGTTCCTACAAATCTTTGCTCAAGGTCTCTGGATATTTGTTCTCTTTGACCATCCGAAAGCATAGTTGTATTTCCCATATCATCTTTTGGTTTAAATACAATTGCACCAGATGGTCTTGCTCCGTTAACTAATAACCCGATATTATGTTTTGCAATCATATTGTGCTGATCTAAATCTACAGCAGCCGCCATAAGTGGAGAGCATCCTAGATAATCATCTAACGGATTCCACATTTTAAAATGTTTTATTTCTGATTGTCCTGTGACCGGGTCAGCTTCATATTTAGCAGCAACTTGTCCATTTAATTTATATTTATATGATTTTGGAATTGATGTTTCACTTGGTTCAATTTCCATTCTATCAGGTCTTAAAAGATACATTTCCGTTGGAATTTGATTTACCGCGCTTGCAAGAGCATAACTATTTCCAGACAACAAAAGATAAGAATACAATGATTGAAAATATTCTATACCTGCCTGTGTTGGATTTGGTCTTTTAAGCAATGAAATTAAAGGATGGTTATCAAGTTCAATATTTCCTTGAAAAACTTTCATAGGAATTGATGCAGCACCATTTGCTATTTCATTTACGCATCTATAAACTATAGCATTTTCTTGATAACCTTCTTTTGCATAATCTTTATACCCATCCCTTCTGTTATGGGAATACAGAGTATGCCCTGCCATGTAAATTTTTGGGGCTTCTTTTGTTTCAATAGTATTTACAAATAGATTTCTGATATTATCAACGATGCCCATTAACTTATTCTCCAAACTGGCTTACCGCTTCGCTGCGATAACTCTGTTATAGCCCACACTAGAGCATCTAATCTATCAGGTGATTTCCTTGATGTCGGGGTATATGAAATCAATTGATTTTCCAATTCTTTGAACTCTCCGACATGATGTACTTTTCCCTGTTCATAAAGTGCCGCTATCGGCTCGGCTCTGACGATTTTACCACGACTTGCCCTTACTGCCGAATACGGAACTGACCTATCTATTGTTCTTAACACTTTTTCAACTAAATCGCCACCATTATTGACTTCCGCTATAATTCGATCACCTTGATATTTGTGCAGAAGATCAATTGCTGTCCTTGCCCATCCATCAGGACTTGCTTTTAAAGACGCGTCTTCAAGTACATAATACTCTCCATTTTCATCGCTTCCTGATACAACAATACCTGTTTCATCGCTAAATTGATTATTTGTAACAGCAGGATCAATTGCGACAACTATTCTGGTCAAAGAAGGCATTTCATCTTTACTCATTCTATTTTTTTCGATTGAGGAAAACGCCCACAACGCCCCTTCTAAATCATCAAGTACTTCCGCATATAATTCTTGTCTGCCTAATCGTGTACCCTCATATTTTTCTTTTAGTTGTTGAATTGCTGCAGGTGCAAGATTAGCAGCATTATCAAAAGTACTGCCTCTTGTTATGATTGTATTTGTCCTTTTAACGAGATTTCGGGTAATATCATTTGGTTTTGGAGTTGTTGTAATAATGCACTGAGGATTTTCCCCTAACCGCAATCCAAACATTAATTGATCAAAAGTATCTGGATACTGCCATGCTGCAATCTCGTCACACCATGCTCTGTGAAATTGCGGACCTCTTAATCTTTCTGGCTCAGTTGCAGCAAACCCTTGTATAAGAGAACCATTATATAATCTGATTTCTTGAGAAGTTGACGAATATCCTTGTCCACGCCCTTTTAGCAAACATTCTTTTGGCAACCAATTCATAATTCCAGAAACACCACCAAAGGCAACTCTGCGTAAATCGCCAAAAGTCGGCACAACGACTGCAACCCGTGATTCTGGATTATTTAACGCATAAAGCATTGTATCAAATGCGCCTGTTAAGGTTTTACCCCATCCTCTACCTGCTAATATTAACCAAACATTCCAATCTCCGCTTGGGGAAATCTGTTCGGGTCGCGCCATATTTAGCCAATCACTGTATAATGTGCTTTGCTGTTGATGACTTTCTTGCGGCAAGTTCGTCCAGTTCTTC